GTCGGGTCCTCCAGCGCCGCGTAGGTGTCCCCCCACCATCCATGCGGATCGGATTCGAACACGATGTCGCCGGGATCGCCCTGGGCATCGGTGAACATGCTGATGAGGGACGCCGTCTCCAGGTCGTGCCCCAGTTCCAGCCCGGCGCCGAGCATGTTGAGGTCGCCCGTCCCAGTAGTCGGGTCCCAGACAATGCGGATGTCGCCCATTACGTGTTGGCCGTCGGCGCGGTGGTGCCCGCTGCGGCGGTGCCCTCGCCGTGCTTGTGCGTCTGCAAGCCGACCTGGTCAGCACCGCCATAGCCCGCGATGACAGCGCCAGTGACGTGCAGATCGCCGGCGATCGTCATGGGGTTGCCGGCACAGGCAACCGACGGACCAGCCGCGGTCAGCCAGACATAAGCGCCTCGGAGATCGTACAGCGCGGCATCGCCCTCGCCGAGGTTGCGCAGTCGATAGGTCTGGTGGCCGCCGGCGATCGCCAGCGACTTCGCCCGGTCGCCGTCGAGGAAAGCCAGGTGCAGGTCGGTGCCGATCGGCGGCGAGCCGGTGACACCGAACCCATACAGCACCGGTATGTTGTCGCGCGTGGACAGCGCGTCGAGCTGCGCCTGCACCGCCTGCACCGGCCCGGTGTCGTTCACCGCCAGCGTCGTGCGGGCCAGCGCGAATGGTGCGCCTCGGCGCAGCATCAGCGCACTCACCTGCCGCTCCAGCATGACGACCTGGCGTGTCAGCAGGGCGACGGTGGCTTCGAGAGACGTGGACATGGAGCCTCCGGCCGCTACGGCGGCGTGCTGGTGGATGGCGGCGCGGGGGCCTGCGCGGTCTGCGGCGCGTTCGTCAGCTCGGCGTCGAACAGGTTCAGCGGGTTCGGCTCGGGGGTGAAGGCATCGGGCGGCATCAGGATCAGGTCGGTGTGCGTGCCGCTGCTGTCCTTGCGGAAGGTGAGCGAGCCGATGATCCACGTCGCGTTGGAAATGTCGGCCGCCGGCGCGTCGATCGTCGCCAGCCAGTTCGGCATCCAGAGGGTGCCGTTGCTGTCGCGCCAGCTATCGCAGGTGATGCACGCGGCCTGGCTGCGGCCGATGCGCCGGGCCTTTTCCCAGTTCGCACGCTGCCTGGCGATGGCGTCGTTGTCGATCGTCTGCTGCCCGGCCGGGGTCGGCGCGATTTGCTCCGAGACGATGATGCGCAGCCGGTATTCGCCCAGCGTGTCATCCAGGATGGTGGCCCGGCGATTGGCCAGGCCGCCCAGGTCGGCGGTTTGGTCGACACCGGAGAAGACCACCACGTAGGTCGAGAACCGGCCATCGACGGAGCGCTCGGCGTTGATCGCCTCGATGTTGCCCGGGAGGGTGAAGCCGGAGGCATGCTGCGAGGTGCCAATGCGGTCCAGCACGAGGCGCCCGGACACGTCCTCGTAGACCAGGTAGCCGGCGTAGCGCGCCACGCTCTCGATGATCTGGTACGGCGTCTCGCCCAGCGGCACCTGGAACGACGGGATCGCGATGCCGAGGTCGGCGACGGCGGAGCATGCGGTGATACCGTACGCCTTGCAGAGCTTGGCGGCTACGTCGAGGGCGTTCGCGCCGTTGATCTGCCCGCCGCGGATGCCTGGATCGTTCAGCAGGTCGGCCGAGCAATCGACCAGGTTGCGGGTGATGCCGCGGCCCGACAGGGTGACCTGGTGGTCGTGCGCGTCGATCGGGATGGAGCGGCGGTCGATCTTCCCGGTGATGACGAGGTCGGACCCGATGTAGATCAGGCACGACTGCCCCGGGCGGGTTCCCGCCAGCGCCGGGCCTTGCAGGAACTCGGCGCTCGCGGTGAGGGACCAGTTGTTCGGCATCGACTCGCAGGAGCGGGTGATGCTCACGTTCTGCCAGCCGACGAATCGGCTGGCGCCGACCTGGATGGTCACGTCATCCGGGCCGGAGCCGAGAGAACCCGACACAGGGTATTGCTCCGCCGCCTCAGAAGGTTTGTGCCGGCGCCGAGACTGTAGCCGGCTCAGCCCTTGGGAGGACCAAGCCGGCGCATTGCATTACACTGCCATCCCGCCGTCTACAGCGGTCTGACTGTGCTGCCAGTCGTTCGTATCGTCCTCCTCGTCCTCGGCGTGCTGATCAGTATCTTCCGCGTCTCCGATGTCCTCGCTTTCAACCAACGATGCTGGCTTAGCACCAATCACCCTTCGGAAAGTACGCGTCCAGAAGCCCATCTCCTCGTCGACCCGCTTCAAGAGAGTACGCCAATCATCGCTGAGACGGGGCTCCACCCCCCTTGACTCGACCAGCGGCTGCCCATCGTCCCCAACAACTTTCGTTAAGCCGGTGAAAGCACGTTCTAGTGCCTGCAGCGCAGTACCAAACTGGGCCAAGGCGTAGTTGTAGCGATCCATCGGTGTGTCTCCGGGCGTCGGCGCTTTTGCCTTGCCTGGGGGCGGAAATTCCATGCGCAAATACACGTCGCTCACAGCCTGATCTGTGACTCCGTCGGCCAATTGCTTCAGCCGTCCGGCCTCGTCGACTGCACGAATTGCTGATCCGTCAGCGTAATCGCGCAGAGCTTGTCCGAGCTGATGCACCCCCTGAATAGAGCGGCGCATCTCGTCGAGGACCTCACCTGCAATGCGACGGTCTGGCTGATCGTTGCCAGCCGAACCCCGATCCGAGGTGAGCCTGCCGGATACTACGAGCGGGTACGATGCTCGCACGGCCAACTCGAGCGAGTGCGGTCCCGGCTCACCACTGGCGCCGGTGCCAATCCAGGATCGCACTTCGGCGAGAGCCTCCTTCACCAGTTGGTCCGTATTTCGCCCAGTGCTCTCCCACTTGGTGCGGTGGACGGGCGCCCCAAAGGCATGCCGAAGGTAGCGTCGCACCTGGTCAACCTTTGCGGGGTCTTCAGCCACAGCCCGAATGATAAGGGCAGTGGCCAGCTCGTTCATGAGCTTCTGGGTGATATTCTTCCGCGTCGACTGACTGGTTACCGCCACCTTGATCGCCTCGTTAACCCCTTCGTCCTTGTTCGCGAAAAGCCGGACGATCTGCGCGGCTCGCAAGACAGGATCGGCAGGGAGGTGCGCAGCCACGGCTTCCGCACGTGTGCAGGATCCGGCGAAGTAGTCGCGCTCAGTCGAGGAGATCAGACCACGCCGGTACAGCTCGTCGAGAACCTCGTCAGCTAACGACTCGTTTTCTGGTCCTGCGCCCCATGGCTTCGGTGGGTCAACATGGCGCAGGGCCACGAGCGACTTCACTGCTGTTGGGAAACCGGTATTACCCGAAGCATGCGGACGGAAGCCGACGAGAATAAGCGCGGGCAAGCGCTCACACCGCATCTGGACTTCCGATTCCGTTTCCTGCGCTCCGAGATCATACGATTGGTTCAACTGGCGGATATGATAGCGGAGGGCAGTCTCATTATCGTCGTACGCTACGTCAGCAGAGCGGATGTCCAGAAGGAAATGAACTGCAGTACAGCGGGAAGATCCTTCCGCTGTCGTCAGCGTGGTCACCGGAGCGGCGTCATCGGCATGCTGATATGTGGTGGCGACGAGCCACACCGCCTCCATCACCCCCTGCGATGCGATGGACTTACGCCAATCGTTCTCGGCAAGGATGAAGTCCCGTGCCTGCTGCGCAGCCCAAGTGAGGTGGTGTCGGTTTTCGATATCAACAGCCAGCTCAGCCTTGTGTGGCTGATCAAGATCGAGAGGTCGCGGCTCTGGGACGGGGCGAAACCGCGAATTCTCTGCACCAGTGCCCGGCTCGACCGCAAATGGATGGCGGCGGGATGGGAGGGTCCGAGGATTGCGCGGATCTGGCATGATCCGGCGCGCCCATACGCTGGTCCTGATGCCAAGCAGCATTCCGCCCGGGACGGGAATCCTTTCGACGTCTGGGTCGCTTGGTTCGCCGATGGTCTTCCGGACGTCTGACGGGTCCACGACAGCATTGGCGATGGCCGTCGCTGACGACTGTGACAGCTTGAAGGTCTCGATAATCTTGTCGGCTAGGGCCTGACGGGCCTTGCCGTGCGCGTACTCGGGCAACCGTTCTACCGGCCGTGGCAGCACGTGATCATCAGTCATAAACTTGTTCATATCCGTCTCCATTACAGGGCGGCGATGCCAGACCCCTG